ATTTTAACCAGTCCCTACTGGATAGTCAGGGGCGTGTTGTGCGTACTTGGGCTGACATCCTTAACCAAGCTAACCTTGGATTTGAAGTCATGCACGAACGTAATGCTCACAACTTTCCGCTAGACCTCGCTGCTGCAGATGTAACTCCGGTTGCTCTTACTGCACCTGCAGTTGGTTAATCAATAATGCCGCGTCCGTTCATCCCCTCAGTGGGACGCATGTCACCTGATCATGGAACGGGGGTCAGGTACTTGGAGATTATCATGGCTTTTCAAGTCACCTACAAGTATCGCGGCGTGTCTTACACCAAAACCATCCAACGTTAATGCCTCAACAAAACAAAAAAGTAAAAGCTAACGTTACTCGTCTGGACCCTAGCAAGGAAAACCCTTCTGTGTTCAAGCGATGCGGACAGTGTGGCGATAAAAAACCACAGTGTCGCAAACAAAAGAAGTGTCTTAAAGACCTTCTGTAATTAGCGGGAGTCAGGCACCTCAGAGTCGGACCTGGCTCCTCTTGGCGTAGGCCCTTACGAGGATACCCTTCGCCGTCTAGACGGTGGGATAGACCACAAAAAATATCGAAAAAATTTTTCCAAACGTTTGGGAGCAAGTATCTTAACTTTACTCCTTTAAAATGGCACAACAATCTTCTACTTTGACCACGAGTCTGACTCGTCCTGGTCAATCTAACAGCACGGGTGACGCCCGCGCTCTGTATCTCAAGCTTTTTAGCGGCGAGATGTTCAAAGGCTTCCAGCACAATGCTATCGCTCGCGATCTTGTGATGAAGCGTACCCTTACCAACGGTAAGAGTCTCCAGTTCATCTACACTGGACACACCAAAGCTGAGTTCCATACTCCCGGCAACGCTATCCTCGGTAACACCGACGGTGCGCCCCCGGTGGCTGAGAAGACCATCACCTGTGATGACCTGCTGATCAGCTCGGCTTTCGTCTACGAATTAGACGAAGTTCTGAGCCATTACGACCTGAGGAGCGAGATCTCCCGTAAGATCGGCTATGCTCTGGCTCAGAAGTACGATCGTCTGATCTTCCGTGCTGTGACCCGTGGTGCACGTGCTGCATCCCCCATCACCAAGACTGGCTTCGTTGAGCCTGGTGGTACTCAGATCCGTGTTGGCGCTACCGCTAACGCTTCTGATGCTTACGTTGCTGGTAATCTTGTCAACGCTTTCTATGACGCTGCTGCTGCCCTGGACGAAAAGGGCGTCAGCATGGACGGTCGCGTTGCCGTTCTGAACCCCCGTCAGTACTATGCTCTGATTCAAGATATCGGTACCAACGGTCTGATCAACCGTGATGTCCAAGGTTCCGCTCTGCAAAGCGGCCAAGGCATCATCGAGATCGCCGGTATCAAGATCTTCAAGAGCATGAACATTCCGTTCTTCTCTCAGTACGGTACCAAGTACGGTACTGGTTCTGCCACTAACCCTGGTGTCACCGATCCTGGTAACACCGGTTCGTTCGTGTCCGAAGCTCTTGAAGATGCTGCTAACGATGTTACCGGTATCAACAACGAGTACGGTGAAGAAACCGAATTCGCTAACAGCTGTGGTCTCATCTTCCAACGCGAAGGTGCTGGCTGTGTTGAGGCTATCGGTCCTCAGGTCCAAGTCACCAGCGGTGACGTGTCCGTGGTTTACCAGGGCGACGTTATCCTTGGTCGTCTTGCCATGGGTGCTGATTACCTGAACCCCGCTGCTTGCGTGGAACTGTTTGCTGGTACCGGCACCAAGCCGGGCGCATTCTGATCCAATTAAATATTTGTTCAACGGGAGCTCCTTCGGGGGCTCCTTTTTTTTATTTTGAACTATGCCTGCCACTTATGCTGCGTCCACAGAACTGGATGCTGTTAATCAAATACTAAGCTCTGTGGGACAGGCTCCTGTCACCACACTCGACCTACAAAACCCTGAAGTAGCTATCGTTCTTACCACCCTGCGTGAAGTTAACAAACAAGTTCAAGCTGAAGGTTGGAACTATAACGTTGAGCGTGGCTACGAATTCACCCCCGATTCAACTACCAAACATATTGCCTATCCCACTAACGTTCTTCAGTTAGATACTACCAAACAAAAACACCGTGATGACTTTGATCCGGTGCGTCGGGATGGTAAGTTCTACGATAGACTGAAGCACACCTATGAGTGGGAAGATAAAATTGAAGCCGATGTAACTTGGTTGTTTGAGTTTGAGGACGTTCCTCCTGCTATCCAACTGTACATCACCGCCAGGGCTGCACGGCTTGCAGCTAATAAAATGGTTGGTGACACCACTCTGTTCCAACTCCTACAGGAACAGGAGATTCAAACCCGTGCTGCTGCACTAGAGTATGATTGTAATCAAGCTGATTACAGCATCTTTGGTTGGCGTGATGGTGAGAATTACTACAACAACTATCAACCGTTCCATGCGCTGATGAGATGAGTACACTGACCCAAAGGATTCCAACCCTTCTGCTTGGCATTTCGCAACAACCCGACAACTTGAAATTTCCTGGTCAGGTAGTGGACGCTGAGAACGTCTTCCCTGACTACGCTTTGGGAATGCTGAAGCGTCCTGGCGGCAAGTTTGTAGCTCAACTCAAAGACGCTTCAACTTCCGGCAAGTGGTTTGCAATCCTTCGGGATGCTAACGAAAAGTATGTCGCTCAATATGACGATAATATCTTCCGTATCTGGGGACTCATTGACGGTCAACCACGTAAGGTAGAGATGGGTACACCCGGTACAAAGGGTGTTCCTAGTGGTTGTAACTATACTAATCTGCAAACTGATCTGACTGCTTACCGTAGTGCTATTGACACTACAGCTGCTGAACTTGAAGATCTGAATGAGTTCGGCGCTACCTTTGCTGAAACTGATGACGGTCAGACTGGTGTTGAAAGCTCACTGTTTGAAGTAACTACTACCTACGACACTGACTACAACCAAACTGTAAAGTCTGGTGTGGTCTATGATGGTTCTAAGTACATTGTTACTAACGCTGGTACCGTCATCGGTCAGTACAGTAACACCACTTTTGCTAGTGGTTACACGTTGGGTGATGAGCGTACCGATGAGTATCCTATTCTCAAGCAGCGGGGTCTGAAAATCTATGAAATTAGGTTTACCGCTGCAGCCACTCACACCGCTGCACAACTAACAACTGCTACAAACAACCTGACTACCGCTCAGACTGACTACGATAACGCACAATCTGCAGAGGTTACAGCTGAAACAGCCTATGACTCTGAAGTAACTGCTTGTGACATTTCTTCTATTCCGTCTACTGAGTACCTTAACGGTGCTACAGCTGATGACGTTGAGTTGTTGACTATTAACGACTATACCTTCGTCTTGAACAAAGCCAAAACAGTGGCTATGAAGACGACCACAGCTGCTGCGTTACCTAATCAAGCTTTTGTGGTGGTTGGTGTTGTTGCATACAACGCTAAATATACTGTTAGGATTAACGGTACAGATTACAGCTACACTACCGCTACTGACACCAGTGTTAGAGTAGAAGACTCCAGTACTATTGTTGCTGGACTTCAGTCTGCTATCAATGCTATCTCTGGTATTACCGCTGTGTCTGTTGGTCCTGGTATCCACATCACCGGAACAAGTGCTTTTACTATCACCACCACTGGTTCTTCTACTGAAGAAGGTTTGTACGTTTTCCAAAACGAGATCAACGTGGTTGGTCGTCTGCCTAACCAATGTGCTAACGGTTACACTGTAAAGGTGTATAATAGCGATATTGTTGACGCTGACGACATGTGGGTGAAGTTTGAAACCCAAGATAGTGCCTCTGTTGGTCCTGGTGTTTGGCTTGAAACTGTAGCCCCTGGCTTGAAGTATGAAATTGATGAGCTGACTATGCCTCATCAAATTGTCAGACAAGCAGACGGTTCGTTCAAATATGAAGCAGTTGACTGGACTGATCGTTTGGTTGGTGATGATACTACCAATCCATTACCTAGTTTTATTGATCAGAAAATCAACAACCTGTTTTTCTATCGTAACCGTTTAGGATTCTTGTCCAATGAGAACGTGATCCTAAGCAAAGCTGGTGATTACTTTAACTTCTTCGGTGGTTCAGCTCAGTTTGTTGCAGCTGACGATCCGATTGACCTGAGTGCTACCTCACAACAGCCGGTTAACCTGGCTTATGTGCAGACTGTTAGCGTGGGTCTGGTGTTGTTCGGTCAGAATGAGCAATTCTTGCTTTCTACTGACGCTGACATTCTCAGTCCTACTACTGCTAAAGTCAACACTCTCTCTAACTTTGAGTGTGATAAGGACATTGCTTCTGTCTCTCTTGGTACTACGCTCAGTTTCGTCTCTAAGACGCTTCTATGGACCAGGGTGTATGAACTATCTAACATCAGAAAGGAAGCCCCTGCAGCCCCTGCTGCGCTCACTGACAACGTTTCTGAGCTCATCCCATCCAACGTAGATACCTTTATCGCTTCACCTGCTCTCTCTTTGTTGTCATTCGGTCAGCAAGGTAGCGACACATTGTATCAGTATAGGTACTATGCGAATGGTGAGGAAAAACTTGCTGCTACTTGGTATAAGTGGAAGCTGACTGGTAAGTTGTTAGAGCAGTTCTTTGATGAAACAACATTCTACGCGGTTACCCACGACGGTACTAATGTGTTTGTACAGTCCTATGACCTGACTCAATCTAGTGAACAAGGTTTCTTGACCCTGAGCACTGGTGAGAAGACAGATGTGTGTATGGACATGTTTACCATCAACCCCGAACGTACCTACGATAGCAGCACAGGTAAGACTAGAATCATCTTGCCATACGATCACATCACCGGAGAAGACCCGTGTGTTGTTATTCTGGGAGGTTACATTGGCACTACTGTTGCTGCTGCTGATTCTATTGGTGCTGTACTGACAGGCTCTACTGTCACTATGGGTACATCTGGTAGTGATCATTATGCTGAGATTGAGGGAGACTATCGTGGACGTAACTTGATCTTTGGTTACCTGTACGATATGTTGATTGAACTACCTAAGTTCTACTTCGGTCAAACTGAAAGCAGACAGCACGTTACTGACGCTAGTGCAGATCTTATCATTCATCGTATTAAAGTTTCAACAGGTCTTAGCGGTCCTATCACTTATAACGTAGACATCACTGGTAAAGATACGTGGGACAATGTGATTAACGTCACACTGCCTTACAGTTATAACCTAGGTAACGTTAACCTGTCTGCATCTGCAGAACACGTTGTTCCCATCTTCCAACGTAATACTAACATTAAACTCACCATCAAAGGTGATACGGCTTTCCCAGTCAGTCTTAATAGTTTGTCGTGGGAAGGTAATTACAACACCCGATTCTACAGTAGATCCTAATGCCTACTTCCACCCCCAACATCACAGTAAGACCAGCTACTATCAACGATGTACCAGTTGTTCTGGACAATCTACTAGATAATAGTTTACAAGATCTACTTAGGTATAAAGATAATCCAGTACTAAGCCTTGCTGAGGATATTTCCACCAGTGAGGCTTTTTACTTTTCTACCAGTGACGGCGAGCCTGTAGCTATCGTTGGTATGGATTCAGGTTGTCTATGGATGCACATGTGTAAAGCCATGGAAAAGTATCCAGTTGCCTGTATCAAATATCTAAAACGATGGTTCAAGGATGTTAACAAAGCAAGGCTGCTTTGGAACCACACTGGTATTGAATATACCCAAGCTATAAAAATGGCTCAATTTTTTGGCTTTAAAATTCTAAGAGTATTTCCTAGTACTCTGACTAACACTTATGTAGTAGAAATGGTATTACTATGACAAAGGAGGTATCTTAATGGAATTCTGGGGTACCGCTATTAGTGCTGGACTTAGTGGAGCCATGGGCGCGTTAGGCGCTAGTGCTGAGTCACAAGCGGTAATTGCGAAGGCTGCTGCTACTCAGTACAGCAACACTCTCAGTATTGCTAAAACTCGCATCATGAACCAGATGCGGGAACGTGCTCATCAACGTAAGGTTGATCGCGTTAAAGAACAGATGGTTGAAAACTTTAAAGCAGCCAATGCGTCCTGGCAAACAGAACAGGCGCGAATGCAAGAAACATTTCTTGGGTTTAGTGATCAACGGCAAGCATTGATTAAACAGTTAATGCAGGCACAAGGTTACGCTGCTGCTACAGAAAGTTACGGACGAAGTGCTGACCGAGCTATTGCACTTGCAACTGAAGCTCAGTTTGGTAACAGCGAAGCACGTCTGGCTCTCACTGAACAGAGTGTTCTTAAGCAAGGTGCTAGGAACATGAGTAAAATTGGTGGGCAAGCTTACGCTGCTGACGTTGCGGCACACGGAACTATTCTAGAAGGACCGATCCCTGAGATGGCTCAGACTACTTATCAAGGTAGCGGCTTTAATCATGGATTGAATTCAGCTCTTAAGATTGGTCAAGGCTTGATCTCTGGAGCTAAGTTTGGCTTTGCCATTGACAAACACTTTGGTACAACACCGTAATGAAACTACCAGAAATTCAACAAGTGGCGTTCCAAGGTGCAGCCCAAGGGCAAGCCTTTGCGCCAGTACAAGTCCCAGATCCTAATCCTGGGCTACAAGCTAAACTAGCCGTCATTGCATCTAGTTTACAAAACATAGAGACTTCTGGCGTTCAAGAATATAAACGTCAGGAAGTTGGCGCTAAACAGCTCCAGCAGCTCGCTGAGTTTGTCCCTAATTTTGCACAAGGAGTCACGGCTCTTGCTGTAGATGTACAGGATACTCTAGCTAAAAAAACTGTTGCTGCAAACTTGTGGCGTTTAAAAGATGAAGATCTGAAAAAAGATTTTAACACAAGGCGGCAGGAAGAGCTAGTACAAGAGACTGTAACAGATACTCAAGCAGCTCCACATATCAAAGATCTGCAAAACAATGGACAGGCAGAAACAGCAGGCTGGATGCAGGGGGCAACTGGTCGAACTGCTGTATATCGAGACATTGAGAAGTCAAAACTGTTTGCCACGGTAGCTCCTGAGTGGGCGGCTGAACAGCGTAAAACTAACACTGGTACTATGACCTTTGAAGGTTTAGGTACGTTTAAAATTAACGACCCTAATGTACCGGAAACTGTTAGCGATATGATCGTCAATCGTCTTATAGACGAAGCGATGGGTGTAGATGAAGTTTCAGGTCAAGCATCTATTCCTATGGATATTTTAGGTAAATATGCTTTCCCGCTTCTCCGTCAAAACACTAATGTAGTAAAGCAGCGTTTCCATAAAGAAATTCGTTCGCGTAGAGGGGAATCCCAACGTAGGGATTTGCTTAGAAAATTTAATATAGTTGCTAATGATCCTAAAGTTGATCCGAAAATTCTAGGTCAAACTTTTTTCAATACTATCGACAAAGGCTCAGCTACTACACCTCGTTCCGGTGAAAACATGGGTATCGGTGCAGCAGCTATGAGGAAGAATTTGAAAGACAGTCTTGTTGAAGCTGTTGAAGCTGGGATGCCTTTTGATATAGATCGTTTAGGAGATGCAGTCATGCCTAACGGCAAACTGCTCCGTCAAGAGTATCCAGATTTCTATAATGAACTGAGTAACGAACTTGACCAAGCAGTTGCTACTGGTTTTCGTAACAGACGAGCAGCAGGGCAAGCTAGCGTGATGCAAAAAATCCAGACATTTAATATGGATCTGGCAAACAATCCTGGTAAATATAGTACTGACGATGTAAGCCGCTTTATGCAAGACATCATTCCTCAAGGTCTAAAACACGGCTTAACTGTACAGGAAATGAAAGTTGGGAATACTCAAAGCCTGGCTCTCCAGTTTACTCAAGGCGCAGAGAAAAATAATCAACAGATTGCAAGCGCTATCGAAGCTTATACTAGCGGCGAACTTACAATCGAACACCCGTTGTATCAGACAGAAGCTGGTCGCTCACACTGGACTTACCAGTTTGCTAAGCAGATGACTCAGCAAAAGGATACGCCTACCCACAAAGCTATTGAACAAGTTGCTTCCGGTATAATTGCAACAGAGCTATCCTCCGCTAAAACTTTGAACGGTGACATCCTTGGCGTAGGTAAACAGATGTTGGGTTGGTGGATGCGTAGTAAAGCAGATTTAATCGCATTTGATTTGAAGAACGCTACAACCGAGGAAGAGATTGCTGGTATTCAAACTAAATATAGCACTATGGCTCAAGAGGAGCTTTCAAAAGCTTTTAGACCAGGGTCAGGTCATCTCTTTGAACTCGACGACAAGAAACGTCCTTTTAGGTGGGAAGCACGTCCAGAGGCTCAACGGACTGCAACTGATAGGTTGTACACCCGTTTAGCACATCTTAGTGATGTTGCCCGTAATGGTGGTGACGTTTATCGTGAGTTACATAACAACCCATCTAGTTTTGCATCTAATAGTGACATTCTAGCTGTCCTACCTAAACTGTTGGCTAGTGAACCTTTGCCAACTGAGTATGCTCTTGCTGTTGATCATATAAATGAATCAGCAGGTAAAAATGTTTTAAAAAATGGTATGCACCTTTACGGTACACTTCTGCGTTCTGTAGATCCTGATCTTTATAAGAGTTCTAATTTTGAACAGATTGCAGCTCAACATCAACAACTACCCTCAGCTGGTCAGCGGGATGTAGATAGGATTTTAAGTGGGCAGTATTTCCCTGCATCCTCTAAATTTCTAACAAGCTCAACTCCAGTACGGGATGGGATGCCCCTTCCTGTCCGAGCTGTGACTGGTAGCATTCCGCACCCTCTTAACAAGCAACCTGGCTACACTCTTCCCAACATTACTCCACTTGCTGGTACTACTAAGGCTCAACTGGTTAACATTCCTGATGATGCTTTTAGGTGGTTAGCTTATGGGGCAAGTGGTGAAGCCGGTCCTGGTGATGACACCTATGGGGTTGCCGCTTCTATTATCAATAGGTATGCAGAAGGTCGTGGGTCGTTTGAAGGGATTGTTACAGCATATAATCCTAGAACAGGTCTCTATCAGTATGAAGCTGTTGGAAAAGGTCTTGCTAAATTTAGACCTGACCTGGAAGCAGAATTTAGGTCACCGGCTGGTAGAGCTAAACTTGTTGAAGCTTTGATTAAACTGCAAGGTAGGACTGATTTTAAAGGTAGATCTCAGTATCAATTTGCAGGACGTACAGATGTAATGTTTAATGTACGTGGTAATACTTTCCACTACCCCGAAGAAAAATCTAAAGGAGATGTCTATTCTGGACCTCCCAAAAACGCTTGGCGTAAATTTGTTTCAGGACTCTAAACTATGGAAAATGAATACAAAATTCCAGATGTAGCAGAGCTGGAACAGGAAGAACCGGAAGTTGTAGAAAAACTTCAGAACCAAATTCAACCAAATAAAGATCTACCGACTGCTACACCGGTCCCCGAAGAACCAGAAACAGATACAGCTTACAAAACACCTGAATGGCTAAAACCATTCCGTGGTGGGTTGCCCGGTGAAGAGCGTGGGCTACTTGGTACTGTTATGGATGCACTAGCTGCACCGTCAGCTGGTCTAAATGACTACGTTGTAGACGAACTTAATAAGCTTCCCTTCGTTAACATGCGGAAGCAGTCTAAGTTTACGAACGAAGCTACACAAGCAACTCGTGAGCTGTCATCTTTGCTTATCCCCTTTATTGGGATGCGACGTACTGCTATGAAAGGTGGTGCTGCGCTGCAAGCAAAGGTGAAGCATCCGCTTGGTGAAAAGCGGTTGATGAAGTACTTTTCCGAAATGGGCATTGACACTGGTGTCGGTGCCTATGTTGATTATACTAACAAACTTAACGAGTATGACGACAACTTTTCTGGTTGGTTGAAAAAGAATTGGCCGAAGACCTGGGCATTTATCCCGTCTGACTGGGCAACCATTGATGGTGAAAGTCCTGATATGTTCCGTGCAAAGAACATTATGGAAGGTGTCCGCTTTGGTTTCTTAGGCAGCGTCATAGAATCTAGTGTTAAACTTGGTCGTGCCCTTAAGAATCTCAATAACGTTACCTCCTTTGTTTTTGAAAACGAATCAGCAGCGAAAAAGTTTGCCCCTAAGGTAGAGCCTGATGATCCGATGGATGTAGCCGAAAACATGGCTGCACACGCTCAAAAGTATGAGGAAGCGTTGGATGAGATGGGTCAACTGAACCTCTCTAAGAATCCTAACCCTGAAGTACCCTTGCCGGGCGTACACGATGCCTTTGACGATGTTCAGGTAGCCACACTGCCTGTGGATGACATGGGCATTGTAGGCGCTTCTGTGGACGCTGTACGGATTGCAGATAACCAAGGTACTATCCACGGTCGTCTCCGTAACATGGTGTCTGAGCCTGCTATGGAAGTCGGTCTGCAAGGTGACAACCTGGCTAATCGCTCCATTGTCAACGCTCTCAAGGATGAGCTACAGTCCGCTGGTAACTACAGCGTTAAACTGCCTGACGGTACTAAGTACAACATGGCGCGGATCAGTGATGAAGGCTCCCGTTTGGCTGAAGCCCTTATTGATCCCCGAATGCAACCCGGTTCTATCAAAGAACTGTTTAAGGATTACAATGACATCTACAATCGTATGGGTAACCAGATTGGTGCCCTGGGAGAAGTAGGTGTTGACGCAGCACGTAAAGCACTGAAGAAGTACACTGACGATTTCGTCAACATGGATGCTGTCAAAGCACAAGCATATTTTGTTTCTTCTCTTGCTGGTCAGGTTTCTGACATTGCTGAAGGTGCACGTATGATTGATGAGTTTGATGCAGTAGCACGGGCAAAGGATCGTATCCTTGACCGTATGCAATACATCATCTCAGAAACGATGTTTGCTAAGAAGATGCGGAATCAAACGACCCGTGCTCTTGGTGAAATTGTTCGTCGTCGTGATAGTCCTGAATCTATTCTAGAAGCTGCAAAAGCTGCTAACCTTAGCGCAAAAGAAGCAGCCCAAGAATCTGCAGAATACGCTACTAACTTCCGTAACACTCTTCAAGAGGTAGCAGAGAAGCGTCCTGAAATGTTCAAGGTGCTGATGGAAGCGTATGAAGTTACTGACGGTAGCATCGACACTATGCACAAACTAAACACGTTTGTGTGGGAAAAACTCGGTGCTATTAATAAGTATGTATGGGATGAAAAACCGGGTATCTCTAATGAAATTGTACAAGGTATTCGTGGTAACATCTACAACGCTATGCTTACCAGCACCTATGCACCTGTTGCAGCTGGTGTAGGTAATGGGGTATTGTTAGCAGAAAAACCGGTTACAACTTTTATTGGTGCTGCTCTTGGTGGAGACCTGGCTACTATCCGACGTGGTTGGCATATGTACTCTGCTGTATTTGAGTCGTACACTAAAGCGTTAAAACATGGCGGCAAGATGTTCTGGAAAGCTTCTAAGAACACCTCCCCTATGGACGCAACTACTCGTCAAGATTTTATTACTAAATCCGATTCTGAGTTAAGTCTTCTCAAAAGTTTTGCAGATGCAGCCGCAGTCGGTGGTGATGAAGGTGCTCTAGCTATGTACCACATTGCTGAAGCTCTTCATGGTTTGGCTTATAACCCCATCCTACGTGCTGGTCCTAACTCTATGGTTGGATTAGACGGACTTGCTAGTGCTGCTATTGCTAACGCTGAAGCACGTGCAGCTGCTTATGATGCCTGGATCTCTTCCGGCAAGAAACTTGATGAAGCTGCCATGAAGCAGATCCAAGACGATGTTTACAATCGTACTTGGGATGCTAACGGTAAACTTGTAGATGAGAAAGTAGCTTATCAGACTTCAGAAATTGCACTCAACCTAGACAGTGATAATGTCCGTGCGTTTAATAATTTGCTGAACAAGAACCCTTGGTTGAAGACTCATCTTCTCTTCCCTCGTTCTCTTGCCAGTGCAATGACTGGGTTTGGAGAACGGAGTCCTATCACTCTGTTTATGAATGACTACCGCAAACTTGTTATGGGCGGTGGTTATGAAAAGTTCAGTCAAGAAGAAATTGCTGCTCTCATGACCCCACGTGGTCTGCCTCCTACTAAGGTAGAGTTTGACAAACTACGTGCTGAAATGAGAGGCAGGGTTGCTCTAGGTACTGTTGCTATTTACAAAGCTGTTGATTTGTGGATGCAAGGACGCCTACGTGGTGACGGTAATTCAGATGGTGGGCGTCAACGTACCCGTAACAAAACTGGTTGGAAAGCTGGTACTGTCCAGACCAACGATGGTGATTGGGTTGACATCAGCTGGCTTGGTCCTCACGGTCAATGGATGAAGCTGATCGCTACCTACATGGATAATTTCTTCGATGACATTGACCCTGTAAACGGTGAAAACTTCTTTGGCAAGATGATGTTTGTCTTTGCCTCTGGTTTTACCAATCAATCAATGTACGCATCCGTTGAACCATTGATGGATACCCTGGAAGGTAACGGCGTTGCTATGGCACGTTGGGCTGCGAACTACACCAGTAACTTAGCACCTCTTTCTAAGATTCGTCAGCAGATCGGTGATACTATGTATCCTGGTTTAAGAATTATGGAAAATAATTTCCAAAGCTATTTCTTAAATCGTAACAAATTCTTGCCTGGTGGCAAGGAAATGCCACATATGCATGACTGGCTAGAAGGTCAAAAAGTTGGTTATCCTGAAAACCCCTTTATCCGTTTCTGGAATGCTAACTTCCCGATGAAGGTCTATGATGGTGAAATTTCTCCCCAACGTCAGTACCTTTGGGATGTTGGTTGGGACTCTAGTCCTATCTTTGAAAAAGGTGAAAATGGAGTCGAGTATACCGTAGATGAGCAAGCGGCTTTGTATGAGCAATTCGGTAAAGACAGATTCTTCTTTGATGATGTAACTGACATTATGAACCGAGTTCCATCACAGGTATACTTGCAATCTATGAAAGAACAACGTGCAAACGGTATGCAAGTCGATGCAGCGTTGTGGTATGATGTACACCGGGATCTAAACGCTGCTGCACGGAAAGCTAAAAAACTTGCTCTAGCAGGTCTTGATCCTAGTATGCTAACGGAAATTAGGCTGCGGGAAGCGGCTGAAGCTGATCGTCAACGGCGTCAACGTCAAGGGGTTGCTGATCCCAAAGAAGGTTACAACGCTGTGACAATGACTAACAACTAATCCACCCATTACCCCTAACTAATCTGCGTAATGGCTACAACACAAAATACTTATACAGGGGACAACAGTACTACGTTGTTCTCTTTCACTTTCCCATATCTTGAGGAGTCTGACGTTAAGGTTAGCCTTGACGGCGTTGTACAGACTCAAACTACTAACTATACTTTTGCCAACGCTACACAGATTTCGTTTAACACTGCTCCTGGTACTGGAGTAGCTATTCGTATCTTCCGGGAAACTAATATTGATTCTGCACAGGCTACGTTCTTTGCAGGATCATCTATTCGGTCTCAGGATCTAAACGACAATGCTAGCCAGCTCCTGTACGCTACCCAGGAAACGGTAAACCGTCGTCTTGATCGTACTGGCGGCACCATGTCTGGTGAGCTGGACATGGGTACGAATAAGATTGTTAATCTTGGTACTCCTACCGCTAGCACGGATGCTTCGACTAAGGCGTATGTAGATAGCACTATTGGTCTTGCTGGTGGCTACGCCGCTGCAGCTGCCGCCAGTGCATCTGCTGCTGCCGCTTCGGAGACCGCTGCTGAAACCGCAGAAACCAACGCAGAAACGGCAGAGACTAATGCTGCTGCTTCTGC